TACATCCCGTCAGAGTTGACCCCGGCCACGGTCGTCGAAGCATGATCCGCGACACCCTCGGCCCCACGCTGCGGGCGATGCGGGAGCGGGCGGGGTTATCACAAGTGGCGCTTGCCGCGAAGATGGGCATGACGAGCGCCACAATCTCGCGCGCCGAGAGCGGCGCGAACATCCCGCCGATTCCCACGATTGAGGCGTGGGCATCTGTCTGCGGGCGATCCCTCACGTTGGTTGAAGCGGACCTATCGCCCGAAGCCCACGAAGCCGCCGACATCCTCGAAGCCGCTACCCCCGAGGACCGGGCGCTGTTCCTGACGGTGCTGCGACGGATGGCGGTGAGGTCGTGACCCCACTTCCGCAGAGGGCCGGTCGTCCTCGGAGGCACCCATGAACGACTTTCCGCCCGTCCACTCCGCATGGCCCGCGCACCCGAGCGCCAAGAATCCGCCGCCCATCCCGCTCGACCGGCCGGAGCGGTTCGCCGCGGCGTTCCCCACGCTGAAGGACATCGCACCCGAGCGCCTCTCCGCGCGTCTGGAACGCGACGGAGGCCGGTGGGTGATCGTCCTCCTGATCGACGGCGAGGGCTGTCAGTACACCCTCCGCCTCGGCAACCGCGACCGCTTCGCGACGGACGACGTTGACGCCGTGGTTGCCGCTGCGGAGGAGTACGCGAACGGCGGCGAGGTGGCGACGAGTTGGGAGCCGAGCGAGGCGGACCTGTGGAACCGGCGGTGCGGGGCGCTCAGCAGCGAGATCCGCGATGCGATGGATCGGCTGAGGCGGGACGAGTTCGCGCTCGCCACCCGTCGCCGCGTCGTCGAGGCGGCACGGCGCCTGCTCTACGTCGGGCAGGTCGACGAGATCCCGGCGCTGTTGCGGATCGAGGCGCCGAAGCCCTGATGCCCTCCGAAGCAACCATGAGCGATGAACAGGCCAACGCGTTGAGCGAGCGGTACCGCATGACCGGCCACCGCCTGCTGCCCGGGATGCTCGCGCGATGGGCCGACGACACCGAACCCCAACGCGTCGAGACGTGCATCACCTTCGATGTCGGCGGAAACCCCGGGTGGTTGGTAGACCTCCGCGATCCCGCGACCTTGGGGGCGGCGCTTGCCGTATTCGAGACGCTCGTCGGCTACCCGTGCTGGTTCGACCCCGACACCCGCAGTAGCGGCGACGTGCCAGACGGCTGGGTGGTGTCGGCGTTCACGGGGGCATACCCCTCCCGTGGGTATGGGTGCGGGTTTACGCGAGAGGAGGCAATCGTGGCTGCTCTCGAATCGGTGCCGCGCCCCTGACGCGCGAAGAGCCGCCGAGTCACCCCGGCGGCCCTTGCTCTCTCCCGACTGTCCCAAGAAGCGTCCCGGTTATGAGCCGGGGCCCGCATCGGGAGCGTAGCGGGTTGGGCGTGAAGGGTCAAGCGAAGGGTCCCGCCAACCTTGCGATCAGCGGGCCCGGTGAGTCCGCGGACTCGGAGGGGGCGCCCCCGACACCGCCCGTGTCTCCACGGGACGGATTGGGAGCATGGTTGCAACACCCGGACTCGAACCGGGAACCCTCCGCTTAGGAAGCGGCTGCGCTGTCCGTTGCGCCATGTCGCACAGGGAGCGTAGCGAGGCGGGCGGTGGGGGTCAAGCCCCGAGTAGCAACGACTGCCGCGCGTGCTCCTGCTTCGTCGAGTCGAACGTCTGCATCCAGTCGTAGCGCGGGCTGTCGTGCGTCTGGAGCCACGAGAGCCACGACGCGAGCGAAGTCGCGGCGGCCGAACGCTCCGAGGACCAGTCGGCCGTGTTGAGGGGCGCGTGCTGCTGGTAGATGTGGGTGCGCTTGACGCCCCCGTTGGCGTCGCGGTCGATGTGAAGAATCCAGTCGTCCGCTCTTTCTGCCATGGGAACCTCGCTTATTGCGGTGTGCGTTCGGCGTGCTTGGGGTCGCGCTGTGGACAGTACGCCGCGATCTCGCCCCACACGTCGCGGAGCTCGTCGAGTACGTCGGGATGCCGGGGTGTGGGCAACGGCTTTGGCAGCGTGGGTATCGGCAGCATCGGCGACTGCGCGTCAGGGCGTACCACCGGGGCCTCCGAACATGTAGTGCCCGCCGAGGATGCCCGTAATCAGGGTGATCAGCCCGCCGATGATGGTGGCGATCAGGCGATTCGTCGCGGCCTGCTTCTCCTGCGCGGCGGCGAGGGCGTTCTTCGACGCGGCGACCCCAGCGGCGGCGGCCTGGCTGTCCTCGTCGGAGAGGCGGCGCAGGTAGTCAGCATGGGCGGCGAACACGGGCGCTTCGGCGGTTGCGTGTGCGTCGAGGGCTGCACGAAGGCCGGCGATGTCGGAGCGGGCGGCGCGAGCCTCGACGACCGCGCCCTCCATCGCGGCGGTCATGCGCTCCAACAGGGGTGCGGGTACGGCGATCACGGGGGTGGGCTCAGCCATCGCGGACCTGTGCCGTAGCGAGGATGGGGCGGAGGTCGGTGAGGGGGTCGGGCACGTCAGCGCCTCCCCTTCGCGCGCGCCGTCACCTTCGCCCGACGCGCCTTGGTGGGCGGGTCGTAGCGGTCGGCGATGCGGCGGAGGTAGTGCCCGATCTGCCGCGTGCTCGGGTGCCATTGCTCACCGTCGCCGCAGTCCTCCGTAGAGTAGTCCCACAGGAACACCCCGCGACCGGGGCCGCTACCGGCGTCGCGAACCTCCAGCACGAAGCGTGTCACCGCTGGCTTGCGGGCGGCGCGTTCGGTGGCGAGGTCGACGACGGGCATCAGCGAGCCCCCACCGCCAGCCACGCCCGGAACCACCCACGCCGGAAGCCCCACCACAGGCGGACGTACCACGGCGACGGCACCTCGCGGATCTCGAAGCCGGTTGGAACGTCCATGGTGGCGTGCACCTTGCCGCTCGCGTCGCGCACCTCGTAGCGGGTGGGCGAGACGGCGCACATGCGGAGGCGGAGGGTGTAGGTGGAGGAGGCCACTACAGCACCCCCACCCGCACGATCGCATTGTCCAGCCGCTTGATCACGTTCTCGCGCGTGAGGACCGCCGAGACGACGCCAAGGCCGGTGGCCGCCGTCGGGAGGTTCGCCTTGTTGCTGATCTGCCCGCTCGTCGTGGTCCCGGCGGTGATGTCCTCGATCGACCAATAGACCGCCGTTCCGTTGACCTTCAGCCCGAGCGCGTAGACGTGGCTCGCGGTGTACGGGACGTTCGTGTCCGTGCTCGACTGCGTGGTCGTGTCGCGGCTCACGATCTGGAACGTCGCCTCGCTCGCCTCCGTGTCGCACCCGAAGCCGATCGAATCGTTCGGCCACGTCGCGCCGCCGGGGAGGTTGTTGGCGGACATGCACACGAACAGGGTCGAGTGCGTGATCACGTTTCCGGTGCGGATGAGGGCGAAGAAGAAGGGGTTTTGGTCGCGCTCGACGAGCACGTCGAGGCAGCGGAAGCCGGCGGCGTTGTCGTTCGTGGCAGCGCTCGCCTCGCGGTAGAACTTGCCGGCGGCGTCGCGGACGGAGGAGGCGGTGCCGTTCTCGAAGTTGGTGATCGTCAGGCCGGTGGCACCGACCTGAAGCATCGTCGTGCCCTGCGCGCGGAACTCGTAGACGACGCCCGACATGGGGTAGGCGGATGCGCGGGTGGGGGCGGTCGTTGCGGTGAGGTCGACAGCGGCGGCGATGCCGAGGTCGTAGGCGTCATCAGCGCGGCCCTGCGCAGTGGCGGCGTTGACGGTGGCGGTGGCGGCGTCGGTGAGGGCCTGCGTTGCGTCTGCCTGTGCGGTGTCCGTATGCGCATCGACCTCGTTGATGGCCGCGACGAGGCTGGCCTTCGTGGTCGTGGTGAGGGTCGAGAGGGAGCCGATACCCCCGGGAGCGACCTGGTCCCAGCCCATCAGATATGCCCTTCCACGATCGTGAGTTCCACCGTGGTTGACGTGTCGCTCCCCGCGTTCGGCGTCGTGCGACCGTACAGCGTGCGAGGGTTGTTGCCGAAGTCGAACCGGAGCCCGCTGGCGTCGTTGATGAATGCGGCGGCGGCGCTCACCTGGCCAAAGTGCGCAGAGGTGTTCGCTGTCCACCCCGTTGTCCGCCCGACCGCCGGCTGCACCGTGGTGGCCGTCGTATAGGTCGCGGACACCTTGATCAGCGTGATGGTGCCGCAGCGTGGGAGGTGCGTGTCGGATGCGAGCACGGCCCACTGCGACGCGACACCTACCTCTGTCTCGGTGAACTTGATGTGCCACCACTTGACACCGTTGATGATGTCGTTGGTGACGGTCACCGCTGACTGCGCGTAGGCCATGGGCGCACCTCTCGGCGCGAGCGTATCACAAACTGACGGGACCGTCAGGAATCCTGGTCTTGACCTTCGCATCAGGCTGAGGGACCGTCCCGCCATGCCCGCCCCGAACGCCTGCGCCGAGTGCGCCCACGTCTGGACCCCGCGCCTGCGCCTCGTGTCGGCCCGGTGCCCGTTCTGCGGCTCTCGCGCGGTCTACGCGGTGGGCGGAAACACGTCCCCCAAGGTGCCGGCGTGGCTCGTCTGGATGGCCTACAGCATGCTCACGATCGGCGCGCTGACGGCGTTCGTGGCCTTCGGCGGCGATTGTGGCGGCGGCTCGTGAATGGCCGAGCGCGGGGTGTCGTAGTAGTCTCTACCTCTCCCGGAGCAACCCCATGGCCCTCTTCCTCGCCCTGTTCGCCGCGTGTGCTGGACCCGATGCGCAGGGGGCTGACGACTCGGGAGGCAGTGGCGACGACACCGCAGCGGCCGAGCCGGTGAGCGTAGAGTGTGGGTACGAGGAGGTAGACCCAGGCGCCTCCGACCCCGATCATTTCTGGGGCGGGAACGTCATGCCCGAGGACATCGCCGCGCCGCACAGGATCGAAACGGAGTGCTACCAGCCTCGGTATGACGACGGGAGCAGCGACGATGCAGGGTGGAGCGCGGGTGGGTCTGGCGTAGTTCGCACGGATGAGGATGGATCGGTATGGATCCGCGTCTGCGAGGACTCGCCCGCCTACACCGCCTGTCGCATCACGATCTACCCGTAGGGCTCCGGTCCAGCATCTCGATCGTCATCTCGTACGGCGCGAGGCTCCGGTTGATCCCTGTGATGACGCCTCGCTGCTGCGAGATCCCCATCTCCGGATCCGTCAGTCGGTAGACCCCACCCACGTCGAGCCAGTACGCATCGGCTGCAACATAGTAGGTGAGCATCCGTCGAGGCAGGGCGAGGCGTGACGCGCGGGCGAGGAGGATCCGGCGTGCCGTCGCCGCATCCCAGGTGATCGGGCAGTCGAGCGGATCGTCGGCCCGGATGCCGGTGTCGCCGAGCGCCTCGCGTCGGAGCATCTGGCGGGAGAGCATGCAGAGGACGGAACTCGTATCGTCTACCGTGAGCGCGGCCGTGTAGGTGTCGGAGAACTCCTCGCGGGCGTAGTTGATGGTGAACGAGTTGCGGATCGCGTCGAGGTCGGAGATCGTCATGCCCCCAATGCGGCCGACGAGGTTCTGGCCAAGAACCAGGTCCCCATCGATCGGCTGGTTGTGCGGGTCGACGTAGGCAAAGTAAAGCCCCTCGCCCCCCTGCATCTCCACGATCGGGAGGTACGCGGCGAGCTTGTCGCGGATGAGGTCGATAGCCGGCACCTCGGAGTCGGTGTAGAAGCCGATCCGCCACTCGGCCAGCCGCGCGAAGGTGCGTGCACACCGCCGATAGTCGATACGCAGGCCCGAGTCGCGGAGGAGCCGGCGGAGGACGTGCCCCGCATTCGTGCAGGGCCTTGAGGCGTCGTCGGCCCGCGCGATGCCGCCGTTCGCGGCCTTCCATGTGTACGCCCCTGCCATCGCCTCGAACACGCCTGCCAATGCGCTGGACACGGAGGCGTAATCGCCTGTTGAGTTCGACACGTTGACGGGAGCATAGGCTGCCCCGCTGGCTCCATCCTCGTACACAGTGACCGGCGACAGGTTCGGCAACCGGTGCCCGCAGAGCACAAGGGTGTCGTCCCCCGCCACCGCCCCCACCTTGTACGCGGGGACGCTCTCGGGGGTGCCGAACACGTAGATGTGTTTCCGACCCGTGAGGTCCGACATCTCGGCGCCGGTGCTGTCGAGGATTCCGGGCGGCCACTCGTCGCCGAGGTCCCGATCATCATCCCCGATCGACTCCGACGATACGGGCGGGCTCGTCTCCAGCGTGAACGTCGTCTCCTCCCCGACCTGCCCGAACTCGATCCCCTGAACGACGCCGCCCTCCAAGATGACCTGCCGGTCGTTCCACTTCATGCCGTCCCACCACAGCGCCAGTTCGGCGGTCGCGGCAGCAACGTTGAACCAGTCGCCCTGCTGTGCGGCAAGGTCCACCGTCGTCGCGATGCTGACCGCCGCCTGCGTGAGCGCCCCGATCCCCTCCAGCCCGAACACGTCAAGCTCCTCGCCGAACTCATCGATCCCGGTAAGGAGCGGCTGATACTGGTAGGGTCCGTCCTGATTCGCCGTCGTGCGCACCGTCACGGCGCGATTGGCCAGTCGTAGCCGCGACCCGTCGGGCATCGACAGCGTAAGCAGGAATACCGGCCGGGCGCCACCCCGGATCGCGTCGTCAGCGGCGGTCGTGCGGTAGCCCATCAGAGATACTCCGTCAGTTCGAGCACGTCGATCCGCGCGACAGCGGTCGACAGTTCCCCGCGGCTGTTCGGCGCTGCGTACGTGCCCTCGATCGTGACGAGCGAGAGCGTCGATACGTCCGAGGTGTCGCGCCAGAACACGATCGGCGTCTGGTTGCCCTCGCAGGCCGCGTAGAACGACGCGATCCGCCGCTCCGTGTCGGCCGTCGTCGCGTTCAGCCGGTTCAGCCCATCCCACTGGATCGCCGTGCTGTACTTCCGGGGGCCCATGCGCGCCCGCGACGAGTAGCCGGCGTCCGTCTCGAACGCGACCACGTTGGGCTCGATGCGGTCCGTGAAGCCCTCCGTGTACTGGCGCGCGGGCGTGAACAACTTGTCCACGATGAGCGTGCCGACGTGGTAGCAGGCGTCCCCGGTTGGGGTCTTCTGCGCTCCGACGAGAAGCCGCATGTACCGGTACTGCGCGAAGTTGAACGTCGCCGCCATCCGGTCGCTGAAGATGCGGAAGGTCCCAGACGCCGCCGACAGGTCCACCCCGTCGATGTAGAGCCGGTCCTCGTCGTTGTCGGTGATCTCATAGACCGCGCCGCCTGTCGCGAACTCGACGAAGAACCGGTGAGCGTCCCCGTCGCTTCGATACTGACCCGGGCGCCAGTTGAGCGACACCGCCGGCCCGACGTAGCCGGGACCCGCGAGGCTGACGGTGCTCGTCACCAGCGTGGCGTTCAGCGAGACGGACACCGACGGCGACGCCCACGAATCGGCGGTGTGCAGTTGGAGCGTCGCCGTGCGGAAGTTCGTTCCGAACAGCGCCGCGACGTTGCCCCGGAAGGTGTCGGCCGAACCGGCGTCAAATACGACGTTCCACGACGCGTTATCGGCGGACGAGTGCACCTTGCGGGACGGGCGCAGCTCCCGCCAGATGTCCTCTTTCGCGTAGTTGTAGGTGCTGCTGACCGTGTAGGCGTCGCCCGCCACCCCGGCCGCGCTCCGGCCGCCAAGGTGGATCCCGGTGGCGAGGTAGAAGTCCGCATGTGAGGCGAGCGACCGGCCCCGGAGATCGGTCGGGTTGGTGAACCCGGCGTCGATGCCGTTGCTATTGTCCGACAGCCCGAAGTAGTAGCACGACCAGGTGGCCGCGTTCGATGCCGTGCCGCCGATCCAGAGTTGACTCGTCGCCCCGACTGCTTCAGGGATGGCGGCGGCGGCAACGATGACGGTCCAAGTCGTGTCGGCGTCCTGCTTGTACCACCCCGACAACTGCCCCGTTGTGCCCGATGCCCCGTCGTGGAGGAAGGCGAACAGGAAGTCCGTCACCTTCGTCATGTCCACGGTGAACGTGTTGGACACCGGTGTACCGCTCAGGTCGAGCACCTTGAACTGCGTGGCCGACATGCACAACTGGATCCCCTGCCGGTTCACGCCATCGGACACGGCGAACCGGAACCCTGCGTCCATGTTCGTGACGCTGCCGCCGCTCGTCACCCGCGAACGGAACCGCATCCGGTACGACCCGCCCGGGTTCGTCGCGGCGATCACGGCCGTGGGGGCGTCGAAGTAGGTGTTGTCCGCTCCCGTGGCCACGAACTTGAGCGCCCCCTTGTTGGTGACCGTCGCCCCGGCACCGGCGTTTGTCCGCGTCCACGGCGTCGCGAGCGCATCCGGGTAGTCCACCGGGATCATGCAGTGGTTGTACGGCTTTACCGCCGACCCGGGCGTGTCACCCTCCGTCACCGACTCCCACCCGCCGAAGGTGAGCATGTGGATCGCGTAGGGCGAACCCGTCGCCGTCTGCGTCTGGCCCAGGATGATCACCTTCCCGCACCACTCGCCCGCCGTGATGCACCGATAGCCGGCGTTCGTCAGGTTGCTGTCGAGGTCCATGATCTTGAGCGTCGCCGTCGGGTCGCTCCACGTCACGCCCCCGTCAAGGGACACGGACGCGTCGATGTCCACGCGCGTCCCGGCCGCCGAGTTCGTGACGAACGCCCACACGGTACCGTCGTCCCGCGCGCAGAGAGCCACCTTGCTCGCGCCCGCCGCCACGGTGATCCCAGGGTCCACCGTGGCCGAGCCGAACCCACCGCCCGGAGCGATCTCGTAGACGAGCGGGGTCGAGGTGCTGTGCAGCGCCAGGATCTTGCCCGTGGTCGTGACGCAGGTGCGGACGTTGCGCAGCGTGAGGGAGGTGTCCACCGAGGTCCAGTTGTAGCCCTCATCCTGGGAGACGCGCACATCCGTCGCCGTGCCGCCGTCGCTCGCCGCGACCACCATCGTGAGCATGTCCTCGCTGTACTCCAGCGAGATCATGTCGAGCGTGCCGCTCACGAGCCCCACCGACACGCCCGTCGACCACGTCGCGCCGTTGTCGTCGGAGTGGTACCGCGTCAACGTCGTTCCGATGAATCCGATCACGATGAGCCGGCCGGATGGGAGCACGACGAGATCCGGCTGGTAATCGTTCGTGCGCGTCGAAGCGCTGATATCCACCGTCGTCGCGACGTTCTGCGGGGTGACGTAGGTGAACGAGAGGGTCGAGGCGACGGCGGTGTTGTTGCCGACGGCGAACCCGAGGTATCCATTGGCCAGCGTGCGCGGGGTCGACGGTCGTCCGAGGCCCGTCCCGTACGCCACGGGGTAGTCGACGCGAACGAGGTACGGCGTGTCGATGTAGCCCCGGTACGACGAGGAGCCGTCCGAGGTGGCCTTGTAGATGACCGCCGCGCCGGCCCCCTGCCCGCCCGAGGCGGCGATGGCGTAGCCGGACGGGTTGCCGCCCGTCTGGAGCTTCACGTCCAGCGAAACGGCCGCGGTGGGGATCCCCGAGGTGCGTAGGCGGAGCGATCCGGCGTTGCTCGACGAGGCGAGTGGCTGCGCGACGGTGATCCCCGACTCGCTCGACGCGCTGAGGATGTTCGCAGGGTCGTGCTGCGCGGAGGGGCGAACAAAGGCCGTGGTCATGCGAGGACTCCCTTACCGGACCGGCCGGCACCGTTCGGGCCGCGCCGAACCTCGCGACGAATCGCCCGGCTCATCGGCCCCCCTGCGCGCACGCCTGTGCGCTCGATCTCGGCCACCTCGCGACGGCCAATACGGAAGGTGACGCTCCCGCCACCCATCACGCTCGCGCCCTGCGTCTGGTTGGCGCGGGCGATACCCTGCGGTCCGCCAAGAGCGCGCGTCGTCTCGGGGGTCAGCACGCCCTCGCCCGCGCGCATCTTCGCCATCACCTCGTCAGGCTGGAGCACGCCGCCCCCGTGGAAGGTGGGCGGCGCCTGAGCGAGGATCGCAACTTCGTTCGCGGCTCCCGCAATGCCCGCTGCCGCCGCAACGGCGATGTTGGCGGGGTATGGCACCGTCGCGAGCGCGTTCTCAATGGCGAGAATGGTGTCGACCGCCGCCGTGGCCGCCGCTGCGCCCTGCGAGACGCGGAACGCCGCAATCGCCGCGTCCTCGTTGGCGGAAATGCGGTCCTTGATCGCTGCCTTCTGCTTCGCGGTGAGGGTGTCCTCGCCGTCGGAAAGCTTCGTCTGAAGCTTGTCGATGATGGCGGAGCGCCGGTCGCTCTCTTCCTGGGCGATTGTGGTGACCGCGTCAGAGAGGGACTTGGCCACCGTGGCAGCGCTTTCGGCGTACTGGCGATCGAGTTCCTTGCGGTCCTCGATCCCCTTCGCGTACTGCTTCGTTCGCTCCTCGTCCATCTCGATCAGGCGGACGCGGAGCGTCTCCTCGGCCTCGGCGCGCTGATCGGCGGACTTCGCCGCCGCGTCGGCAATGATCTTGTCGTTGGCCGCGATCGTCCTGGCGCGCTCTTTCTCAAGGTCTTGGACACGGTACTCGTACTTGATGCTTTCGCTTACGACGCCGAGCCACTCCCGTTCAGCCGCCTCGGCCTTGCGCCTTGCCTCGGCTGCCGCATCGACCACCTTGCGTTCGTGCTCGGCGGCGTCGGCAAGGTCGAACGTGCGCTCCGCGAGGAGCCCGGCCGTTTCCGAGGTCTTGGCCGCCTTTGCCTCGAACGCCGCGAGGGTGTCCTTGGCGCGCTTGTAGGCGGCGATCGTGTCGACCGTGGCGTTCGATCCTTCCTGCGCCGCCTTCGCACTCTCGACTTGCGCCCGGAGAAACGCGCGCTCCGACTCGGCCGCCGCGTCAACGGCTCGGGACGCATCGCGCGCCGCCTTCTCTCGCTCGGTCATCGTGCCGTTGGCGAGCGCCATGGCGTCATCGGTCTGCTTGACGATGTCGTGCCACGGCTTCGCGGCATCGGCGGCTGCGGTCGACAACTCGGCCGCCTTCTCCGCCTTCTCGTTCGCCTCTTCGATGTCCTGCGACAGAAGGTAGTAGGCGCCAGCGAGCGCCCCGACAGCAACCGCCACCGGGCCGAGGATGGTGAGCAGGCCCGCCGACGTGCTGGCAAGCAGTTCGACCGCCTTGGCCGCGCCCTGTGCCCCGCTTACCGCCGCCCCGAGTTCGGGCGACAGCATGTGTGCGCCCATCGACAACTTCTCCAACTTGCTGGACGCCGTCGCAGCCACCTGCCCGAGCCCGCCAACCTCCTCGTTCAACGATTCGGCTGCGCTCGCCGCCGCCTTGAGCCCCTGTGGCACGCTCGCGGCAAGGGCCTGCGATGCGGTCTTGGGCCCGAACGTGGGCGCCGACTTCGCCGCTGCCTCGGCCGCCAACTTCTCCGCCTCCGCCTGCTTCCGGAGCGCGGCGTCCATGGCCTTGACCTGGCCGATACTGATCCCGAGTGCCGCCGCCTTCGCCTTCGCCGCCGCTTCCGCCCCGATCGTGGCGGCGGTCCATGCCTTCTCCGCGTCGGTCAACTTGACGCCCGCGATCAGTGCGTTCTTGGCCGCGACCGCCTGCGCCTCCAGTTCGGCGTTGTACTTGGCCGTCGCCTTGGCGGACGCGTCCATCGCCTTGTTGACGTTCTCTTCGACCTGCTTGGCCGCCGCGACGACGCCCGAGGCATCGGCCCCGAACTCGAACTGTACTTTTCCGCCGTCGGTAGCCATCAGCCCCCCAACTCTCGTCTAACCGTGGTTCCGCCGCCACGGGCACGCAGTTTCCGTATCCGCTTGGGCGCCGTCATCTCGGCCGCGACAGCAGCGGTGAGGTCCGCCACCATCAGCGGGATCGTGTTCGCTTGCAGGTCCGCCGCGATGTGATCTACCTCGGTCGTGGAGTCGCCCGCACGGTGGACGTAGGCCGCGTAGGTCCGCTGCTTCTTCCGCCAGTCGAGCGCCTCGTTGACGATGATGAGGACCGCCTTTCCCTCTGTCGTCTCGATCCGCGCCTTCCACGCCTTCAGCGAGACGTTGCGGGGCGCGTCCTCGGGGCGGTCGGCGTAGTCCCACCCGATCCAGCGGCTTTTGATTGTGCCGTCCAGGATGATGCCCCGGTACTTCGTGAGCACCTTGCGTTCGGCGTCCGTGAGGCGCCGTTGCAGGTCCCCGAAGTCGATCGTGGTCGTGGCGGACACGGCAGCGCCGGCCTTGCGCGAGGTCGTGGCGCCCATCAGGAAGCCCTCCGACGCTTGGCGGGAAGGGCGGCAGGGGGTGGGGTGCGGCGAACGGGCGGGACCTTGCCAGCGATGATCTGCGACGCCCGGAGCCCATCCGGGTACTGCGCCTCGATCGCGATCGTCCGCTCGGTCGCGTCGATAGCCGCGCGTAGGTCGGAGATCAGGGCGGGCTTGTACGACTCCCACACCTCCGGGATGAGCGTCTCGAACAGCGGCGGATCCGGCGGCGTGCCTTTGCGGTGGACGTACTCGGCATAGTCCGTGTCGTTCTCGATCACGATGGCGATCCCGTCGTCCGCAAGCGTCCACTGGAACGCATCGCGCGAAGTGGACGTATCGACGGGCCACGCGTCCTCGATGTCGGTGAGGATGTCCGCGGCGTACCGGTTCAGCACGCGGATCTCGCTCACGGCGAGTTCGCGCGGCCCCTTGTGGACCGAGCGCAGGTACGCTTCCATGGACCCGAGGCGCAACGTGACCTCAATGCCCATGGGAGCCACCGCGCCGCGCATCCTGCGCTTCCTTGAGCCGCCGCACCGTCTCGACAGCCCTTGCCGCCGCGTCGGGGTTGCCCTCCGGCCGCGTGTTCGGCCGCTTCAGGTCCCACGGCGTCGCAGCCTCCTGCGTTGTCGCATCGAAGGGGGCCGCGAACTTTCGCTTGTAGTAGTGCGTCAGGACCGCCCGCTGATCGTCGTGGTCCATGTCGTCGAACAGAAGCCCACGTGTCCGGAGGCTGCCGACGTGCCACTCCAACGCGATCACGTCAAGCTCCTCTGCGTCTACGCGGGCAAGCCGTTTCCCTCGGCTCGCGCCTCGGTCTTGAGCTTCTGCCCGGCGTTGTGGTGGGCGATGATTGCGTTGTAGACGGCGGTTCCGAGGTGCTGGATCTCGGCGTAGGTGTAGCCGCGCTCCTCCAACTCGTCGGCCACCCGCGCGCCGTACGCGGTCAGCGACTCGCCCTCCGCGCGCATGGTGTCGAGGTCGGCGACCTGGTTGAACCACGCCAGCCCGAGGATCGCACCGTTGACCCGCTCCTCCATGGCGATGGCGTCGGACCACGTCGGCAGCGACCGCACCGGGGCGTCCGCGAGCGCGAGCAGCCGAGCGCGGAGGTCGGCGATCTCGGGGGCGTCGCCAACGCACAGACCCACCATCTCGCGCGCCATGTCGGCCCGCATCTCGGCCTGCGCGGCGTCGGCGTCGGTCACGGGCGGCCGGATGGCCTTGGACTCGTCCGCGTACAGGCGGATGATGGTCGCGCACAGGCCGTAGGTCGGCAGACGGAAGTGGTGCACGTCACGGCCGGGAAGGTCGACGGCGAGGTAGCGCGGGCCCGAGGGGACGACGCGCTTTGCGGGAAGGGGGTGCATGGGGTGTTGCTCCGGTCGTTGGGGTCAGAGGGCGGTCGGGGGTGCGGACTCGGGGGCGCGCGGCTTGGCGCCGTTGGCCACTGCGACCGCGATGGAGTCGCTCACCATGGCGCAGAACGCCCGCACGCCGTCATCGCTCTTGAACGCGTCTGGGAGGCGCGAGAGGGCCAACTCCACACGCTCGATCGGGATCTGCAACTCAAACGCGAGCACGGTGGCGGCGGGCGGCCGCCATGCGGGCGGCGAGGGGTTGCGGGGGTCGTCGGCCGCTGCGTCGGTCTTGGGCTCGATGGGGATGGCGACGCAGCGGAACGGCGCGCGGGTGTCGGCGGTGACGATCTCGACTTCCCAATCCAGCCCGCGCATCAGGAGGGAGTGCCGCTTGAGCAGCCACTTGAGCCGGCGGAACCCTGCGAGCGGCAGCGAACCCGCCTTGAACGGCTCCGGAGGATCGCCGCGCCACCCCTTGCCGGGGCGGTTCGGGCCCCACAGCGCGTCCATCTCCGCCTCGATGGCGGCGATCGTGTCAGCGAAGGGCTCGGCGTGGGGAGGGAGGGGGCCGCCGCGTGCGTGGGGATTCATGCGGGCTCCTCTGCGGGCTGGCGCAGGATGGCGGATGCCCGCTCCTTCTCTCCCGACAACCACGGACCCTCGGATTCGGTCTTGGCGGACCACTTCTCTTCCGTCCACTCCGGATCCCCCGTGAGGTGGACGAGGCTCTCGGTCGCCGCCGCGAGTTCTTTGCGGATGTGGGCCGTTTTGGCCACCGCGGCGGCGAGTAGGTCGCGGCGCTCCTCCTCCGCGAGTTCGGCGTTCTTGAGTTCGCGGCGGAAGATGGAGATCCGTCGGGCCAAGAGGCTCGCGGGGTAGACGCTCAGGGGGTTCATGTTGCTCCGGTCGGGTGAGAGTGGGCGGGCTGTCGAGCGGGTGACGAGCAACTGTCAGGGGAGCGCGTCAGCCCGCCCGCCAAGGGGTTCAGGCCGAGCGCCCTGCCACGACGAGCAACCAGGTGTTCGCCGAGGTGCCGGTCTGCGTGATGACGGACAGGATGTCGCCGGTGGTCGCGGTGACGGGGCATCCGACCTTGGACACCCACAGGAAGTAGTCGTCAGCGCCAGCCATGACGACGGTGCGATCGGTCGCGTCGGCCCATACGCCCTTGTTGGTGGCCAGCACCCCGAAGCCGTTGGAGGCGCCGGGACCGATCTGAAGCGCGTTCGCCGCCGTGGACGAGAGGTTGACGAGCAGGATCATCGTCACCTCCGCGAAGGTGATCGTGTTGTTCGCGCGGTCCTTCAGGGAGCCGGCGAGGTCGTAGTTCGTGGTGACGGCCGAGCCGATCCCGCTTTCGACGATGGAGTAGACGCGGTCGATCTGCCCGTCGAGCGTGCCGTTCGCGTAGTCGATCACCTTCGGGAAGGTGTGGGTGTAGACGCCCGAGCCCGTGGCGCTGGCGGGCCAGACTTCCCGGATCGCGAGGTCGATGGCCATGCGGCCGGTGACGATGTTTGCCATGGAGTGACCTCAGGTCAGGGTGGGCTGAAGGGCGTAGGAGGTGCCCGAGATGGTGACGGTGTTCCCATCGCCCTCGGCGACGTTCCCGCGGAGCACGCAGTAGGGGAACGAGTAGGTCTTGTCCGACTCGCCGAACGCAGAGCCGTTCTCAGTCCACTTGACCGTCCACGTCTTCACGTCGGAGTGCGTGGACATGGTCGAGTTCCACGCGTCGGAGGTGTACCCGCCGACCAACTCGAACACGAGATCGACGATCGTCTGGTAGGTCTGCGGGGACGCGCTGTCGCCGAGGTCGGTGAGGTACTGATCCCACCCGAGCGTCATCGGCTGGTCATCGCCCTTGCGGATGTCGGGCGTGGAGCCGAACGAGCCGCGGTCGAGGAACAGCAGCACGGCGTACAGGGGGACGGTGAACTGGAAGTTTCCGGCCTCCTGTACGACGGTGTAGATGTTGGTCCCGTCGGTGACGACGATGGTTCCGTCCCTCTTCGTCCTTACCACGGTTGAAGCGGCCATATTCTCTACTCCATTGGTTCGCCGTACCAGTCATGTACGACGCGGAAGGTGTGGCGAACGAGCAGGTACTCGCGCGCGGGAGACAGGTTGCGGGCGGTGCTGACGTAGGTGACGCGCACCTCGGCGGTTGTTGCCTGGACGAGCACGGAGCGCAGAAGCGGCTCCTCCGCCGCGAGTTCCTTGGCCAACGCCTCGAACTGGTCGTTGACCGGCATCATCTTCCAGACGATGTTGATGCCGACCGTATGCTCAATGCGGGCCGGCGTCACGTCGCGATACTCGCCCGTGTTCGCGGTCTGCATGTCGATGCTGAACGTGTCGTTGACGAGGTGCGCCGCGGTGTTCCCGCTGTGGTCGATGATGTACTTCGAGCACGTCAGGCCCGACTGCTCAAGGTAGAAGCGGAGCCGTCGGAGGAGTTCCGGGAAGCCGACGAGGCTGTCGGAGGATGGTGAGAAGGTGCTCATCGGTACCGCTCGACAGTCCCGGGTGCGCCCCCGAGCATGATGACCGGCATCTCGCTCTGCCCGATCTCGTCGTCACCGGGAGGGTTGTTGTCCTCGTTGGCGTCGATGGTGAACCGGATCCGGCTCCACGCCGCTTCGTACTGGTTGCTGTAGAACGTCGCGAGGTCGCCGTATTTCCCCTGCCCCGCCTCACCGAGCATCATGTCGAGGTAGGCGCGCGACAGGGTGAGCGCCTTGTGCGCCTCGATCAGCCCCTCGGGGGTCATGACCTGCTGCGGGTACCGGCCATCTTCGATCAACCGAAGGATCAGGGTGTCCCAGGCGTCGTCGATGTACCCCTGCAACGACTGCGAGGTGAGGCCCCGGATGTCGTTGTGCCGGCGGGCCAACTCAGCGATCGTGACGCATGGGTAGAGCCGCCGCTTGATGAGGTGCGCCGACCGGCGGAAGGTATGGACCTGCCCGTCGGTGAAGGTCAGCGCCCAATCCTCCAGCCACCGCTGCGAGATGGGCTCGGTGGTCGGCACGCTCGCAGCGGTCAGGTCGTAGTACACCGACCCGTCCGACGCGACCTGTACCGCCACCCCGTCGAGTACGGCCACGTTGGACTCGTTGCGCAGGGTCAACGTGCCCGACGCCACCGCCATGATCGCGCCCTCGTACTGCACCTCGAACGTGAGCCGCTGATCCTTCGCCCGCTCGATGAAGTCGGGGGAGGAGAAGCGGGCGCTGTAGTGCAGGACGAGGGCGGTGGTCACGGGGTGGGCTCGACGGCGGTGGCGGGCGTGGGGTCAGCGATGGGCGCCACGCCCCCGCAAACGGGACACGGAGGCGCGTCGGGGCACACGACAGGGGGAGGAGGCGGGGCGCTCGTCAACACGTCCCCGGCGGCCATGAGCGCGCCGCCGAGGACGAGGACGAGGAGGTGGGTCAGGGCGGTGCGGCTCATTGCTCAGTTCCCGTGGAACCAGAGCGAAGCCGTGTTGGAGTACACGAGCCGCATGGACGACAGCGCCGCGAGGACCGCGCTCGTTCCGTCGGCAACGTGGGAGGTGCCCGACGCCGCGAAGGTGATCGAGTTGCTGGAGGTATTGATCAGCACCACCTGCTGCCCGTCGTAGGAGCCGGCCGTGAGGATGACTCCGGTCTTGTTGGCGGCGCTGGAGGTGGCGACGAGCTGGTTGATCCCGCCGGTCGGCAGGCTGATCGTCGCGCTGTTGTCGATGGACTGCGAGTTGGCGCAGGGGCTCGACATGGGGGCGGTGAGAGCGAGGCGCTGCCCGATGGTCACCTTCTCGCCGCCGTCGGTGGTCGTGACGACCAGGTAGCTGTTGCTCCCCTCCTTGATCGCGGCGGCGATGGCGAGGTTGTCGCCGACCGCGATCACGCCCTCACCCGTCGCGCAGGCGGAGAGGTCGAGCGCGCGATCGTGGCCCGAGCCGACCGCGAAGGCGACATGGACCGCCGACCCGCCGCCATCGGTGGGGGTGAGCGCGTAGTAGTCGTAGTATGGGACCGAGTTCAGGTCGCCCGCGAGGCTGGTCGTGGACGAGCGGAAGGTCGCAGCGTAGCCACCGGTGCGCGCCGTGGTCGTCTGTACCACCGTGGCGTCGACCGCGACACCCACCTGCGTCGCGTGGTTGATGCCAAGGTCAGCGTTGACCAGTTCGTCGGTGCCGGTGACGGTCTTGCTGAAGTCGTTGGTGCCGGTCCACGCGTTGTCGGAGGCGAGGAGCGACGCGCCGGTGTTCAGGCCAACATCGATGATCTTCTTCCAGTTCGTCCCGTCACACATCACCTTGGCGCTGCCGCCCTGCGCGATGCTGACGATGGTGCTCGCCGCGTCGTTCTTCACGGTGATCGTCGAGTTGTTCGACGAGGCGTTGTAGATCTCGAACCAGAGTCCCTCGTTCCCCTCCTCGGCCGGGAGCGTGAGGTTGAACGCGGAGGTCGCGTTGATGCACTGGAACTGCCGCGACTTCGTGGTCAGCGTGCGGGCCGTGCCGAGCGTCTCCACGTTGGGGCCGTCGCCGTAGCGGATGGGGCGCTCGATCTTGAGCGGGTTCTTGCCGTCGAGGAGGGCTTCAGACATGGTGGCTATTCCCGCCCCTCTCGGGGCATTTCAGCCGGTGACGCTGGCTGGCTACGGCGCGGGCACGTCCGCGCAGGGGTGAAGGTCGAAGGCGACGGGCACGTCCACCTGAACCGAGGGGGACGCGTTGGCACCCTCCACGGCGTTGGCGAGGTGCTCGGGGTTGAGGATCTCGCGGAAGGCCCGCACGCCGTCGGCGCGCTTGACCTTGAGCCGGACGAGCGCGACGTAGAGGGACGCGGCGAGTTCCGCCATCCGGGGGTGCGCCATGAACGCGTCGAGGAACCGGCGCGACGAGTAGGCGTACAACTGCGCCGCGTCCATGCCGGGGTATGCTGCGTGGACCAGCCGCGAGAACCGTCCGATCGCCGCCTGCACGCGCGGCTGCTTGAGGGTGGCGATCTCCAGTTGGTCGATCACGAGCGCCTTGGCCTGCGACCTGGTGAGCCGGCCCCCGTTGCCGAGGGCGTTGAGCGGGCGGACCTCGTCGTTGCGGAGCGCGATCTCGCGGACGAACGCGCGGGCATCATCGCGGGTCACGCCGGGAGCGGGCGACACCATGATCCGGTCGGTCATGCGCTCGATCGCGTCGCGGGCGCGGGCATCCTCGGAGGCGGCGCGCGTCTCGTAGGTGATCTCGCTCATGGGTCCACCGCCTCTTCGGCGGACTGATCGCCGACACCAGTGCGGGCGAGTTCCTGACGGAACATCTCGTCCTCGGCGCCGTCCTCCAGCGGGTTGTACCCGAATGCCTTGTTGAAGGACGCGGCCATCTTCTCCAGGATCCGGTGTTCCTTCTCGATCCGGGTCTTGACGGCGTCGTTGTTCGGGAGCCCCATCAGCCGCTCGATGCGCGCCTGCTTCTGCCTCACGAGCCGCTTGGCGACGTATCGGGGCGGCGGGTCGATGACGTGGGCCGCGAGGAGATCGCGGATCCACTGGCGGTGTCCGGCCTTGTCGAAGACGCGCTCGGTTGCCTCGCCGTTCATGACGAGGTGATCCCACGCCGACAGGTTGATCTTGGCGATCACGCCCTTGCCGGTCATGACCACGTCGAACACGCGCACATAGTCGCCGTTGGGGCCGTGGTGCTTGGCGATCTCGCGGAAGCCCTGCGCCGTCCATGCCGGACGTGCGACGTTCAGCGCACCCTTCTCGCGGACGCGGTTGGCGCCGGGCATCAGGTAGAACTGCGTGAGGTGGGGGAGCCACTCGCCGTCAGGATTGCCCTTCGTGACCAGGAACTCCCACTTTCCGGGGTGCCAGAGGTACACGAACGGGTGCCGGTAGGGGTTGACCTCCGACGGAGGCAACTTCGGCAGGCCCGCCGGATCCGCCGTCCGCTCGGGCACGCGGCCAGAGACGATGTCGCCACCGCGAGAGGCGGTGACGCGGGGCGGGGGCGGTTCGGTGTCGCGACGACGGGGGGCTGCCATGGGTGTTGCTCCGGTCAGGGGACGCGCGACCACTGGCCCACATCGGAGCCTTCGGTCACGTTGGGAAGGACGAGGCAGGCACCGGAATGCGCGGGCGTGCCGTGCTGCTTCAGGGCTGGGGAGAGGTGGGGGTCGTGCTGCCCGTCAAGGTGGACGAGCGCCGAGATCCCGTAGCCGCCGAGTTTCGCCACCTCGGCGCGGCGCCACTCGGGCGCGTCGTCGGGGCCCCCGATGCGCACGCGGATCGGCATACGCAAAGCCAGCGGCGGGGGCTCAGGAGGCGCTTCGCCGGCGAGGTCGGCCACCGTGTCGGCGTTGACCTCGAACGCGTCCAGAGGCTCGCAGGGAGGCTCTGCGGGGATGTCGTGGGTGAACGACAACCCACCCGCCGCGACCACGTCGAACATCGCCATCCCGAAGGGCGCCCGCTCGCGCAGGCTCTCCTCCGTGAACGGCGCGGGCTCCACGGGCGCGGCCACCGGGGGCATTTCCGCCACCGGGGTCGCCTTCGTCCGTGGAGCCCGCATGCGCATCAGGTCGAGCTTGTGTTGAGGCCGTAGCCGCGAGCCTGCTCGATGATGGCGACGCCGATGTAGGAGTTGCCGACGATCTCGGAGAGGCCCCCGCTCGCGTCGCGCTCGATCTCGACGAACACCGACTGGTTGCCCGGGATGCGCCGGACCTCGGAGCCCGCGCCCATCGGAACGGTCGGGTTGCCGTAGGCGTACCCGAGCGCACCCTGACCCCAGATCGCGCCCTGCTTCTTCGAGGAGGTCGTGATGATGTCGGACATGTTGTAGATGCCGACGTTCAGGAAGTTCCCCTGGAACCCCTGCCCCTTGAGCGTGAGCTGCTCCTGGGTCGCCTCCATGTACTGCGCCGGCCCCACCTCGGAGCGCAGGCTGTTGCGCAGGTGGGTGTGCTGGCGGGGGTGCAGCGCGGAGAACCACGGCCCGGGAACCGAGTTCAGTTCGAGCTGGTAGGTGCCGTCGTAGAAGTCGTCGGCGGTCATCGCGTTGGACGAGTCGACCGCGTCCGTGGTCCAGTCGTCGATCACGTTGGCGAGCAGGATGTTGAACCCCTGCTCCGCCGCGCCCGCCATCGAACCGGCGAGGCGGTCGATGTTGATGTCGTTCGGGCCCACGCCGGTGAACGCGGCCAGGTCGAGGAGGTCGTACCGGAGCGCGATGCGGGCGACGGCGATGTCGGCCGAGGCGTCGGTCAGCGAGGTGTTGGACACGTCCGCCTCACCGGCGGCCGTCATGGCGTCGTAGCCGTCGAGGCCCGCGAACCGCACCCGCTTGGTGTCGGAGCCGGTGCCGTTGACGCTGCCGCAGTCCACGATCGCGCCGGGGACGGTGCGCATGGCGTGCATGTCGGTGAGCAGGATCCGCACCTCCTGGTCGAGTGCGGCGGCGAGACGAAGATCCGTCTCCATGGTCGAGTGGGCGATGGTTCCCATGAGAGTTGTACTCCTTCAGGCGGTGGTCAGATCCGACCCGCGGCCTTGGCGGCGCGGTACTCGTCGGGGGTCATGGCCGCGATTTCCTCGGCGGACGCCTTGGCGACAGGCGTCGCGGGCGTCTCGACGGGGCTTTCCGGAGTGACGAGGGAAGCGGGAGGGGCCGCGTCGGCGGTCACCTCGACAACAAGCATGTTCTCATCGTCGCCGGTGATGCCGAGTTGGTAGCGGAGGCTGCAACGAAGGTCCTGCGCGAACTTGCGCGCAGCGACCTCGTCCATGCCGACGCCCTGAACGTCCACCGACACCTTGACGGGCTTCTGGTCGGCGGTGGAAACGGTGACAGCCATGGAGCCTCTCGATCAGGAAGGGGTGGGGGACTGGCCGAGGCTCGCGCGGATGCTGGCGCGATGGGCCTTGTACTGCTCGGGGGTCATGGCCCGGATGTCCGCCGCGCTCGGGCCGGTTCCGCTCGCCTGCGTCTTGACCACCGTGCGGGCGGCGGGGGCGTCGGGCGACGCAGGCGGAGGCGTCACAGGGGCGGCAGGCGTCGCGGCGACAGGAGCCGCCGGGGTGGCCGCCGCGGGAGCGGCAGGCGTCGCAGCCGGAGCCTTGGGTGCGGGCGTCGCGGGTGCTGGGGTCGTGGTCGCCGGAGTGGCGATCTTCACGTACCAGCCCGCCTTCGTGGCCTTCGCATCAGCGAGGAACTCGGCGAGGTCGGGCTTGTTGCCGTCAGCGTCCGCTTCGACCTTGGCGAACTTCGCCATCACGTAGTCGGTGTCCTCGGGGTCGATCCCCGCATCCTTGAGCGCCGCCTTGGTCGTCGTCTCGCTCACCTGTCCTTCGAGGGTGGCGACGGTGGTCTTGAGCGTGTCGCGCTCGGCGGTCATCGCGTCCAGCGCGGTCTTGGCGGTCCGCAGCTCCGCCTTCAGCCGTCGCACCTCGGCATCCCCACCGCCTTTCTTCAGCGCCTCGTTGGCCGCCTTGAGGGTGGCGATCTCGGCTTGCAGCGCGGCCACGTCGGGGACGCCCGTCTCGTCGGCAGGGGGATCGCTCGCGCCTCCGCCTGCGTTGCCGGGGTCGAGCCAGATGCGCGGACGTGAGTACACCGGTTGCTCCGTCGGGTATGGGCGGAGAGTAGCGCGGACGGCGTTGGTTTATGACGGTGACGTCAGTTATCACCGTGAAGCGGTGGCACTTTGGTGCTATACTGGCGCCATGAACCAGCCACAACCCCGGCACCGCGTGTCGTTCCGCTGCGATCCCGACCTCTACCGCGCGCTCGGTCGGCTCGCGGTCCGCTCCCACCGCTCAGCCAACGCGCAGGCAGAGGCGATCCTGACGGACGCGCTCACCAAGGAACTCGCCGAGGTGCGGGCGGAGAAGGGGGCGGGGTCGTGAAGTTCGGCCAACCCCTCCCCCTTGCCGTCGCCCTCGGCCCGGGGTGGCTGTTCCTGCCGATGCCGTACTCGGAGACGACCGTGCTTCTCCACAAGCGGTCGGGCGCATGGGTGTTCGTCACGGACGAGGGACTTGCGTTCGACGAACGCATGTCCGGCCTCCTCGCCACCGCTTTGAGTGGCGCGGTGCAACAGGGCGGCGGGCAGTACGTGATCGAGACGACGTGCGAGGATGGGGCCGATACGTGGTCGGCGGTGGCGCGGAGGGTGGTCGACTAAGCCGCCTCCCCCTGTGCCGCGCTCGCCGCCTTGGCCACGACCGCCGCGTGCTTGGCTTGGTATTCGGCGACGGTAAGCCCGCCATCCTCGCCGCCGATGGGCGGCAACCCCTGCGACGCGCGCGCCTCGTCCACGGTGACGATGCTGGCGATGTCGGTGGACGTGAGCGTGATCGTCGGACGCGCGGCGTCCGGCTCGGCCCCTACGCCCCCCCCGCTGCCGCCATCGGCTCGGCGGGTGCCTCTGGTGCCGTACCGCCGAGGATCGCCGCCACCTGCGCCACAAGGTCAGCCGACGCCCCCGCCTTCGTGAGCGAGTCGAGCAGGGTCGCCCCCGCCTCGGCAAGCGTCGGCGTGCCCGTTGGCGCCTGCTTCATCGCCTCGATCTTGGCGTTCTCGCGGGCGACCATGCGTAGGCGCTCCATGGCTGCGTCCCGGGTCAGGCCCGAGTCCAGCGCCATCATCAGGTCAACGGCGCTCTCGATCCCGAACTCGGCCAGCTTCGCGTGCCGGTCAAGGATCGCCGCCATCTCGTCAGGCGCGAGCGGGAGCGCGGGGTAGCTGACGGTGTAGCCGTCTGGCGGGAGTTTCGGGAGGAGCGGGTCACCGAACAGGTTGTGTGTCCATGCGACCTTCTGGAGCAGTTCCTCATCCCCCGCCTTGAACTGCGGCATGTACCGGCGCTGCATCTTGCGCAGGCCGGCGCGCGTGAGGCTGATCGCAATGCCGGACTGCTCGCCCGCGCTGGTCGTCTGGATGTCGGCGGGGCTCACCCCGAGGTGCGTGGCGACCACCTGCTGATAGAGCAGGATCGCCTCCGCCATCGCCTTGGGGTCAACCGCCGCGCCGATGCTCGACACCGTGCCGCCGGTCGGGCGCCCCTCGCTGTCTCGCTGCGACTTGAACGCAAGGATGCTCCCGGGGTCCACCGTCACGCGCTGCCGCACGGCCGCATCCTTGCCCTTGGTCTGGAGGCCCTGCAACATCAGGTCCACCATGTACTTCTGCTCCCACGACGCTTCCTTGAGCGCGTGGGTCCAGAACGTCCACAGGAGCGCGATCAGGTAGGTGCCGTGGACGAGTTCATGCCACTCGCGCTCGTCCCACATCTGCCCCTTGTCGGCGGCGTGGTAGATGACCCATGGCAGGTACGGCGTGCCATCGGGCCGGCGCCACATGTAGACAGCCGCCTCTTTGGCTGCCTCTTCCCCGAGCACCTGCGCCATGACGGGGATCTGCTTGTCGCAGGTG